TTTTTATTACTTTATGGCGATCCTGCCATAATTGGTGTAGTATGTGCAGTAGCTTCTGACATTACTAATGGTAAATTTAAATTGTTAAAATATGACAGAAGACAATTTTCTTATTATCCAATTGAATTAAATATTTTTCAAAATTAGTATTGACATATAGAAATTATCCTATATATAAAATAGTGCAAATATAAATTTAAACTATTAAAATATTAAGGAGTAACATGACAATAAATCTTAGAGCTGATGCGCCTGCTCAGGTGACACAGACTGAACCCGAAAAACTTTCACAACAAATAAAAACTCTTCAAGACATTCAACAAGAGATAGATAATCACAAAAATAAAATAAAAGAATTAGAAGAAAGAGAAAAACATTTTTCTCAAGTTGTAATTCCTGACATGATGAATGCGATGAATCTTAAAACTATGAAATTAAAAGATGGTTCTGAAATAGAAGTATCTAATAAATTTTTTGCTTCTGCGTTAGCAGCTAAAAGACCAGAAGCATATAACTGGCTTCGAGAGAACGGCTTAGGCAACATTGTAAAAAATGAAATTACAGTGAGGTTTGGTCGTGACGAAGACAACAAGGCACAGCAATATGCTACCCTTGCAAAAGGTCAAGGTTATGATCCGGAACAAAAAGTTTCTGTTCATGCCGGGACTTTAAGAGTTGCTCTGGAGGATCTCCATTCACGTGGTGGTAAGATTCCTTCAGAGTATTTCAGTACGTTTGCTGGATATCAAACGAAAATAACTAACAAACCAAAACAATAGACTAACAAAGGAGAATATATGGAAAGTCAAGTAGCGAAGAAAACTAATGCAGGTGCATTAGCAACTATCAATCTCAGAGAAGACTCTGGTAAAGGAGCTGAGGAGATTAAATCAGATGACGTATCAACACCGATTCTGAAAATCTTACATCAACTATCACCAGAATGTAATGAGAGAGATGCCAAGCATGTAGAAGGAGCTAAACCTGGAATGATTTATGCGTCAGGGTTTGGTAAACTTATAAGTGGTGAAGAGGGATTAGATATTATAATCGCTCACGCACAAACTAGGTATCCTGAATGGCAGGAGAGAGGCGATAGTGCTTCAGCTCCAGTAGGAACTCACTTAGAGATTCCAGCCGATGCTGTTGAAGAAAAGAACGGAAGATACAGATTACCAAATGGTAATTATGTTGAGAAAACTGCATACTTTTATGTACTAGCAATGGTAGATGGAGAGTTAAAACCTGCAGTGGTCCCAATGAGATCTTCTAACTTATCTCCAGCGAGGGAACTGAATAACCTTATCAAGAATCTAAGATTCACAGATGATCAAGGTTCATTTAATCCTGCAAGTTATTCAGCTGTGTATAAATTAAACACAATGGGTAAGACTGCGGGTAGCAAAAGCTGGCATGTCTACAAACCATCAAGAGTAAGAAATCTTGATGTGGCTAATAAAGATGATGCATCGATTTATGAAATAGCAGCACAACTTCAGAAACAAGTTTCTAAAGGGACTGCTAAACCTAAATATGATGCTGGTCAAAAGCAACAAGACATAGTATAAACTATTGTTATAACAACGGCGCTGAAGGGAGACTGGAGGCGCCGTATAAATTATGAAAGAATTTAGAAAATATTTTGGTGGGTTAGAAAGAGACTTTGGTTTCTGTAATGTTAACAATGGTTACCATGATCCACAAACAAACAAATTAAAATTTGATCCAGGCGATTATGGCTGGTCTAAAAGAAATATATCTGATCAAGATTATCAAGATCATTTAGATGGTAAACGTGCAATAGGTATACAAGCTTGCGATGATAATGGTATGGCTAGCTTTGGTGCTATTGATATTGATCCTTCAGATTATTCTAGTTTTGATATTCATCATTACTTAAAAATAATTGAAGACAAAGAACTTCCTGTTGTTCCAATTAAATCAAAAAGTAATGGTCTTCACATTTATGTATTTACAGAAGAGAAAGTACCTGCAACTTTAATTAGAGAGTTTTTACAAAACTTATTATTTTTATTTGGACTATCTTCTAAGACAGAAATATTTCCTAAACAAACACAACTAGGAATGAATCAAGATAATGTTAGAACTTCTGGATCATTTATTAACTTACCTTATTTTAAGAAGACAGAACGTAAAGCATTATTACCAGATGGAAAAGAATTAGAGTTTGAAGATTTCATAAATGTAGTTAAAAATAATTTACAAACAAAAGAATCATTAAAAGAAGTATCAAATAAAAAAGTAAAAGAAATATTAACAGGTGGTCCAGAAGATTTATTAGATGGTCCTCCATGTTTACAGATGATATGCAAACAGGTTCAGGAATCAGGAACTAAATTAAAAGATGAAAGAGATAGATTTTTATTTAACTACATGGTGTTTGTTAAAAAGAAACACAAAGATGATTGGAAAAATAAACTATTAGAAGCAGCTAGAGATTTTATTAAGTATGATCAAACTTGGGGTGATGAAAAAGTAAAACAAAAAATAAAAAGTTGGGATAAAGATACAGCTGGACATACTTGTCATGACTTACCTATTTCTTCTTTTTGTGCAAAGGGAACTTGTCTACGTAGAAAGTTTGGTATTGGTAGTCACAAAGAAAGTAGTTGGCCTCAAATATCAGGTCTAATAAAAATAGATTATAAACCAGACCCTGAATATTTTTTCAATGTAGAATTATCTGATAGTAAAGTCGTGCAAATACACGCAAAGACTATTAAAAAAATAGCTGAGATGAAAGAGATGAGAGCGCTCATAGCAGACCAAACATCTATATTCCCTCCCATTATTAAGAATAATGAATATCAGCCTATCCTGGACGCTCTATGGGCTACTAAAGACGATATTAAACCACCTACTGGTACTAATCCTATCGAGATGTTGAAGAAATATTTAGAAGATTATGTAAATGGACCTGAAGCTAAGACATATGCTTCATTCAAAAGTGGAGCTGTATTAAAAGATGATGAGTTTTACTATTTTGATTACGATAAATTCTATGAAGAAATTAAAAGAAATGAATGGAACCAAGACAGACCTAGGACAGGTACTTTAGTTAAAACCCATTTTAAAGGAGAGTTTGGTATTCAAAAAAGATTTCCAAAAGGAGAAAGTGAAAAGTCGTTTCCACCTGTAAGATGTTTAAAAATACCTGCAGGTAATTTAATGAAAGAAGAAATACCAGATGAAAAAATAACAATAGAAGATAAGGAGAATATAGTATGACGACTAAAGCGCCCAGTGTATTTGTATGTATGCCTACCTATGATACCATGCAAGTATCAACATGTTTATCATTATTAAAACTAATGGATAAATTTACACAAGCAAAAATAAAATCTACTGTAAGTACATTTAAATGTCCCTACGTAGGTTATGGAAGAAATATTTTAACAGCATTGTTTATGGAATCAGGTTTTGATTATCAATTGTTTGTAGATGCTGATGTAGAATTTGATCCTAAAGATGTAGGAAGAATGATTGTAGCAGATAAAGATATGGCATGTGTTCCATACAGAAAAAAAACTCATGATAATACAGTTAAGTTTTCTGTAGCTTTCGAAAATTATAATGACATTAGTATAGACAAATTAGGAATGACAGAAATTATAGGTGGACCTGCAGGGTTAACTTTAATTAAAAGAAATGTGTATGAATCTTTAATGCAAAAACATCCAGACTTAAAAATAAATTCTGCTGATGGTATATCGAAAGAAGCTAAAAAATATATGTATAATTTTTGGGAAAACACTTTTGATTCTAAACAAGGTCATTGGTTTGGAGAGGATGTTTCTTTTTGTAATTTAGCTAGAAATGCTGGACATAAATTTTATGCAGTTGTAGATGGTGTAACAACTCATCATGGTAACTATGGATACAAAGGATCTTTAATAGATACATTTAAAAAAGCTGATGAAAAAGACAATTAAAATATACGGACCACCTGGTACAGGTAAAACATTTAGATTGATTCGTAGGGTCAATGCTTATGTTAGAACAGGTACACCTTATCATAAGATAGGTTATTTTGCTTTCACAAGAAAAGCTGCAGCTGAAGCTAGAAAAAGAATTAGCGTAGATGAAAAGCAAGCTCCATACTTTCAAACACTTCATGCATTTTGTTTTCATTTATTAAACAAGACTCAAGAAGATATTATTCAACCACATCACTATGAAGACTTAGGTAAGATGTTAAATGTAAGAGTTAGCTTTACTGATAAATATAATGAAGAAGAAACACATTTTTTAACTTGCAACAATCCATATTTTCAAATGATACAAAGAGCTATTAATAAAAACATAGACATAAGAGATGAATACGATTTAAATGAGCACAATAGAAAAGAAATATATTGGCCTACACTTAAGCATATTGATATTAATTTACAGGAATATAAAAAGAAAAATCATTTATTAGACTTTAATGATTTAATTACTCAAGCTATCGAGTCTAACAAAATACCTAAATTCAAAGCCATTTTTATTGATGAAGCACAAGATTTATCTCCATTACAGTGGAAACTATATGATAAATTAAAAGAACATTGTGATGATATGTATTTAGCCGGTGATGATGACCAAGCTATTTTTGCGTGGGCTGGTGCAGATGTAAATAGATTTATAAAAGAACCTGCTAATGAAAAAGTTTTAAGATATTCAAGAAGAGTATCTAAAGTTGTACAACAACAAGCTCAAATAGCAATAGACCGTATATCAGGCATCAGGAAACACAAAGAGTATTTACCTAGAGATGAAGAAGGTCATACACAATTTATAAGTAATTTAGGACAAGTTGATCTTACAACAGGTAAATGGTTAATTCTTACAAGGACTAAAAGTAATTTATTAGATATTGCAAAAGAGTTAAAATCTAAAAATATTTATTTTCAAACTAACAAAGGTAAAAGTTTTAATGTTGGAATGTACAATGCAGCGGTAGCTTATACTAAATGGACCATTGATGGCATTTTATCAGAGGAAGAAATTAATGATGTTAAAGATTTTATTCCCAATGGGAATTGGAATTCTGAAAAAAATTGGTATGATATCTTTGTTGGTGATCAGAAAGAAATACTTTACATTCGAAATATAATTTCTGGAGGTGAAATACTTTCTGAAAATGCAAGGGTGTGGTTATCTACAATTCACGCAGCGAAAGGTGGTGAGGAAGATAATGTAATACTATCTTTACACCAAGGGAGTAAAGTACAAAAAAGTATTCGCCTAAGTGTTGACAAACAAGATGAGGAGAATAGAGTGTGGTACGTGGGTATCACAAGAGCAAGAAATAACTTATATAAACTGAAAGCAAAAAAGATATTAAAGGAGTATCAACTATGACAACTGAAGATATATTTAAAGAATCATTTCCACAATACACCCAGGTAGGCGGGAATCACTACACCAAGTTTCCTATTCAACCTTACGAGTTCATTTCTAAAAATGATCTCTCATTTTTTCAAGGCAACGTTATTAAATACGTTTGTCGTTATCAGCGAAAGGGAGGAGTGGAAGATCTTAAAAAGATTGTACACTACTGTCAGTTGGAGATGTTAAAAATAAATGATATGAAAAAGAAAAAATAATGCCTAACAGAAATTTTAAAGCAAAAAATATTACAGTGAATAAACATAAGTTTCGTTTAGAAATTTATGGTAGGTTAGTAGATTGGGAAATATTTCCTCATACTTATGATGCAGCCTTATATGCATTTAGTAATAAAAATAAATTAAATAAATTAATAGAAAAGAAATACGTATTACAAAAATGAAAATACCTAAATACTTAACACAAACCGAATGGGTAATGCCCACTGAATATCCTGATCTAAGAGATTATGATGAGATTGCAATTGACTTAGAAACACGTGACCCTGATTTAAAATCAAAAGGTTCTGGTGCAGTTACAGGTAATGGTGAAGTGGTGGGTATTGCTGTTGCTACATATAATGACAAATGGTATTTTCCAATTGCTCATGGTGAAGCTCCTAACATGGATAGAAAGAAAACTTTAGAATG